CTGCAACGGAAAAGATGTCACTAAGTTCAGCGGGTAATTTAACAATATCCGGCGACCTAACAATTTCTGGTGATGACCTTACTATGGGTACAAATACATCAGGAGCGGCTCTTATTGGTGATGGAACAAATTTCAACCCTGTAGCTATATCGGGCGATATTACTATTGGTTCTACAGGAACAGCGGCCATAGGTTCAGGTGTTATTGTGAATGCTGATATTTCTAGCACAGCAGCTATTGACCCTGATAAGTTTGACTTAACTGCTGCTGCTGATGGTACAGGTATAACAATCGCTGCTGGTGATTTATTCTTAGTTGCTGATGCAGATGATAGTAATACTGTTAAAAAGGTTAATGCTTCTCAGATTAATACTTATACAAGTGCTGTGGCAAGTTCTATAGCTGCTGATAACATTACTACTGGTGATGCTGCTACAACTATTGAAACATCTAGTGGCTCTGTTACTATTGATTCTAACGCAAGTACACTAACACTTGATGGTCATACTGGTATAACTCTACAAAATAATAGTAATGATATTACTGTAGATTCCGCCGCAGATATTAATTTAGATGCTGCTGGAAACGATGTAATATTAAAAGCAGGTGGAACGACATTCGGTAGCTTAACACAATCTGGTGGTGAACTTGTAATAAAATCAGGAAGCACACCAACAGCAGCAGCAACATTTGCTGGAGATGATGTTAATTTTGCAGATAATGTTCAGCTAGATTCAGATTCAGCTGAATTATTGTTTGGTGATGACGGTGAAATAAAACTTATTCATAATGCAGATAAAGGTCTTCTTCTTAAACATACAGCTACGGGCGATAACACTCCAGTATCTTTAACATTACAAACAGGTGAGCAGGCTTTAACTGTTGGAGAGCCTTTAGGAACAATTAACTTTCAAGCTCCTGATGAGTCGGGAGGTACAGACGCTATTCTAATTGCTGCGGCAATAGAGGCTGTAGCAGAAGGCACGTTTGCAGCAGACAACAACGCCACAAAATTAGTATTTAAAACAGGAGCCAGTGAAGCAGCCGCACAGAAGATGGCTATTTCTTCTGTTGGTAATGTTACGATGAAAAACACTGCTACAACTGATGATACACCGATGGTGTTGACACTACAATCTGGTGAAACTGATATTGCTCTTAATGATGTAATTGGTCAAATAGACTTCCAAGCACCCGATGAAACACAAGGAACAGACGCTATATTAGTGGCAGCAGGAATTGCAGCCATATCCGAAGGTGATTTTAGTTCCTCTAATAATGCAACCAAGTTATCTTTTAAGACTGGAGCAAGTGAAGCTGCATCAGAAAAAATGTCTTTAAGTTCAGCAGGTTTACTTACTATTGCAGATGACTTAATGATTAAAGACGGTGGCACCATTGGTGTTGCTTCGGTGAATGACGCAGTAACAATCGCCTCTACAGGTATAGTAACATTTAAAGACGATGTTATTATTAAAGACGGGGGAACTATTGGTACTGGTACAACACCCGCTGCAATGACTGTTGCTGCTGGTGGAGCGGTTACTTTCTCTGCTGTACCTCTGTTTCCTAATGATACAGTTGAAACTGCTGATATTCAAGACAACGCTGTTACCCTTGCAAAAATGGCTGGCCTTGCAAGAGGTAAAATTATATACGGCGATGCGAGTGGTGATCCTGCTGCACTTGCAGTTGGTGATGCCGACCAAGTATTAACTACTGATGGAACAGATATATCGTGGGCAGCTGCATCTGGTGGTATTTCAGAAGCATCAGCCATTGGCCTTATAATTGCTTTAGGATAATAGGAGAAATCTAGCATGGCAAATACTTTTAAACAAATTTCAAAGGCTGGTGTGACAAGCTCAGACGTTATATATACTGTAGCTGGCTCTACTACTACAGTAGTCCTCGGTCTTATAATTGGAAATACGCAGAGTTCAGCGATTACAGTAACGCTGACTATTAGCACTGATACTTCAAATCGAAGTGGTGCAAATAACGAAGATAACCAGCCTGTCGAGCTTCTGACGGCCACTAGTATACCAGCAAATAGTTCTCTGGAGTTACTAGCTGGAAACAAAATAGTTCTTGAGACAACGGATGTGATCAATCTAACTGCTTCAGCCGCAGCAGACATTTCAATTTCTGTAATGGAGATAACATAATGCCGTATCTAGGCTCTAGCCCAAGCACAACCCCTCCAGCGCAACCCTCACAAGGTGCTCTTGAGGCAGAAACTGATGAGGATAGTTACGTTACACCAGACCTGATCAGATTTAGTCCGGGTGTTGCGAAAGCATGGATAAATTTTACTGGCACTGGAACGCCATCGGTAAATGCTAGTTACAATGTATCTAGCCTTACTGACAATGCAACTGGGGATTTTACAGTAAATTTCGATGACGACTTCTCTGGAGCAAATAATTATACAGCTTCAGGATTTGCTTATAATGGAGCTGGCACAAGTGAAGTTATGGCCCCAACAGTCACAACTTCAGAAGCGGCTCCAGCAGCAGGGGCATTTAGATTTGCTTGCGTCTTTGTTGGTGGCGAATCAAATTCGGATCGGGAAAAAATCGCCCTTGCTTTTCACGGAGACCAATAATGACAAAAAAACGCATATGTTACACTGACTCAGATGGCACCGTCTCTGTTATCGTTCCTGCGCCAGCATTTATGGCAAAGTTTGGAAGCGAAGCTGATGGACTAGCCGCAGTTCGTGCCAAATCCCTTCCTGCGGAAGCTACTAATGTTGTTGAGTTAGATGATTCAGATATTCCCTTTCGTGGTGGATTACGTAATGCTTGGAGACAAAGTGGTGCAGCAGCACCAACAGTTGACATGACTGTTGCTCGTGCCATTAAGACTGATTCAATTAGGCCAGAACGTAATGCTCGTCTAGCTGCGCTTGATATTGAGTATCAACGTGCTGACGAGGCATCAGATAATGATGAAAAAGGGAAAATAAAAACCACTAAACAAGAACTTCGAGATTTACCAGCATCAATACAATCTACGCTTAATGGTATAAGTTCGCCCGAAGATTTAGATGCATATGAACCAACATGGCCTACTAAGTCATAGAAGATAAACTAGGAGTAAATAATGCCATATTTAGGATATGACCCCACACAAACACTTGCCTCATCGCAAGTTTTCACAAGCACAGGTACATGGACCAAACCTACGGGCATACGCACAGTCTGCGTCTACGTTCAAGGAGGTGGCGGTGGCGGCGGTGGCTGCAACACTGCGACTGGTAATATTGCGGCTGGAGGTGGCGGTGCGGGAGGACTTGCTATTGAGGTGATTGACGTAACTGGGACAGCGAGCGAAACCGTAACGATTGGTGCTGGAGGCGCTGCTGGTGCGGCTGGTCATAATGCTGGTTCTACCGGAGGTACATCCAGTTTTGGCTCTTTCTGTTCAGCAACTGGCGGCTCAGGAGGAGCTGGAGCCAATGGACAGGGCAGTATGCGAGGCGGTGCTGGAGGAGCAGGTAGTGGTGGTGACCTCAACCTAGAAGGCCAACCCGGAGAAATGACAACGGCAGGCAATGTGAACAAGCCTTCCGGCATGGGTGGTTCCATGTGGGGTGGTGGAGGCATATCACGACAAGCTAACGAAGCTGGGGTGGCAGGGACTAATGGTGGAGGTGGCTCGGGTGCCGCAGACGAGGCGACGTCAGCTAGAGCTGGCGCAGCAGGTGGAGATGGATTCTGCATAGTGATGGAGTACGCATAATGAAAGCCTTAATTCACGGCACTAGAGTTTGCCAAATCGAAGAAGATGCTGATATTCATCCCGTACACTCTGGTCTGCAATGGGTCGATTGTGACTCATCAATAAAGGTTGACCACCATACATACGTAGACGGAAGTTTTGTTGCACCAACCATTAGCAATGATGAACACTTGGCAGCTTTACGAAGAGAAAGAACTCTTCGGTTACAAAGTAGTGATTGGACGCAAGCAGGCGATTCACAGTTAAGCAATAAAGCAGCTTGGGCTACATATAGGCAATCTCTACGTGATTTACCAGCAAACACAGCAGACCCTTCAGATGTAACGTGGCCTGATGAGCCATCCTAAATATAATGGTAGCAAAAAAATTTCAGAATCCTAAGGGTGGCTTAAATGAGGCTGGACGAAAACACTTTAAAAGAACAGAAGGAAGCAATCTTAAACGACCTTTAAAAACTGGTACAAGCCCGAGAAGAGTTTCCTTTGCTTGTCGCTTTGCTGGAATGAAAGGACCAATGAAAGATTCCAAGGGGCGTCCTACAAGAAAGGCTCTTGCTTTAAAAGCATGGGGATTTGGATCAGTAGAAGCTGCTAGTAATTTCTGTCAACGGCATAAAAAAACATGATACCAGAATCTTTATTTAAACGAGTTGCATACGGAATATTTCTCCTAGTTTGTGTGATATTGTCAGTTTTCATTTTATGGTTGGCATCAATATCATTTGCTAACGCACAAGCGCCTGTCATATGTGACAACAACACGGTGCTTCTTGAAAAATTAAATGTTAAATTTGGTGAAATGCCCACTGAACGCGGCCAAGATGAAGAGATTTTTGTAGTTATTTCAGTAAATCCACTCCATAGATGGACTATGGTTGCTTCACCAAAAGATAGACCGGATATACTCTGTGTCTTAGCCACTGGACATTCATGGACACAAGAAGAAACTTCTTCCACAGGAATTGTTCACGATGAGTCCATATTAATAATTTCTTTTAAAAAAGATGGCACATGGAGCATGGTATATATAGATAGCTCTAAAAAAATTCACGAAGTTACTACTACTGGATCTAATTGGAAACGCACTAGAACCTTAAAAAAGTAAAGAGTGTTTTAAAT